ACTAGAAGCACAAACAAAACCCTCATGAAGGACGTAAAGAAAGATACAAGCGATCTCAATGGCTTATGAAAAGTAAGAAAATAAAGCTAAAGTTTTTCTGAAATCTGCCGATAAGTAAATGTAGGCAATGACGATGGTATGCTGCCCCTCCAAAGAGCAGTCGACGAAGGCCCCCCTCCAAGTGGGTTTTGGTAAGGCCGGGGATGGATAATTTAGGCTCACACTCTGGGCGGAAATTGGAAGGCCCTGTATACCCTAGGGGAATCCAAGGCAGCAATTCCGAAACCACCCCCCCCCCTACGTCAAGATTCCCTCTCTCCGAACACCCAACCAAGCACACCTCCAACAGAGGAGAGAGGGAATACGGCCCTACATACAAGCACTTATCCAAGATCGGGCCCGCACCCTCAATCATTACACATTAGGCGGCCCCAATAATCATAATGGTTACCTGGAGTGAGCCGCACTTTACACTACCCCTAAGCAAGGCGAGCTCCAGCACGAACAGCGCAGCGATACAGCGTCATCCGGGAGGATGAACCATGACTTAGGGAGAGCGCGCCCACGATATGGGTACACCAAACAGAGGTATTCATTAATGTAGTTATGCTGGAAGTAAGCGGGCTGATCGACCGAAGGCTTATAGACTCAACGTACGGCCAATCTCAGCTCAGGCGTTGATCGCCTTCGTTCGATTAGCCTGCTTCTATAAGTATTATACCAATCCAAAAAAAACGTGTCAAGCAAATTCGTAAGGCGATTCGTAAGTATCTATTCATGGGGCCATCTTTTATTCAGAAACGGTGAAATAGTCCTTGACAGGGACTGGAGGTACGGGTACTCTAATAATAGTGAATGGATCGTTCCATTAGAATGAGGACCCAAATGCCTAATCCAATTAAGACCAGACATGCCCCCTTTCGAGTGCTGACGGCTCTCCTGTATACATCAGAGCAAGTCGAATGGCTCTCAGATGAGGGAGGCGGAATCGTGCGCGTGGACAGGGCTCCAATGGCCAGACATCTAAAGACATCCACGGAGCGTCTCAAAGAAGCCTTCCATTACCTAATCACGCACGGCTACATGGAGCACGTCCACTCTGAGCGTGGCCGCAGCCTACTGAAACTAACTCATCCAAAGAGGTGGATCTAATGACCGTGTACGATGTACATCACTACTCCGTTGGAGGAGGGGCACGTGCGGTAGGAGACCAGAGAGTAATCATACGTCCAGCCTCTACCCATTCAGGTGAATCTCACTTCATTAAGGTCACCTACATCGCAGTACGTATTAGAGGCAAATGGACATGGAGGAGATTAGATGAGCAGGAAAAGTAGCATGACTCAGACGGCGAAGCTCATAGAGGAGGTAGCCAAAGAGCTAACAGCCTTCCAGCCTACGGCTGAGATGCGTCGAATTAAGAGTACAGTCCTGGCCCGATTAACTGATGATCCAACTCACCTACCCGGCTCCCTACTAACCAAGAGCACCGCCGAGGCAATGGCCGGTCGTTCTCTGGATGCCTGGTGGAGACAGCAAGGATTCCAGGCGTGGATCTCCAACTCAAGCGAATTCCGAGACCGACTAGAAGGTCTAGCCCTGACGGCCATGGATACCCTAGAGCAAGTAATGACTTGCGGAATGCAGGACTCAGCCAAGGTCAATGCAGCAAAAGTAGTCATGGAACTTGCAAGTAAATTCCCGAGGCAGACTGGGAAGGAAGACGAAAATCCGTTCCTTACCATGAGGCCTGCTGAACTGGTTGAATTCATTAGAGGGTCCCTACCAGAATCAGTTCTAGTACAATTAACCTCAGGACTTAAGAAGGACGACTAGATGGATAAGAGTAAGATACCGAAATCCGTCACCATATTCGGATACCGCATTCGCGTAGTACAGAAAGACATCGAGGAGCATGGCCTCTCGGATCTGGATGCCCGCACCATCTACCTAAAGGAATCCGACAGTGAATCAGAGAAGCAAGCCTCTCTATTCCATGAACTAATTCACATGTCGTTAGCCATCAGTGGTCTCTCCTTCGATCTAACTGAAGGAAAGGAAGAAGCAATCGTTCGCTGCCTAGAGCATGCCCTATGGCCTCTATTGAAGAGAACCTGGAAATAATCATCACCTAAGTAAGGAATTAAAATGGGTAACTGGAATTCAATTAAAATTACTAAGAATCCTGCGGGCTTGACTGCCGCGGCTAGTGCGACCACCGTCGCCAGCATCGAATTCAAACTCTCTCAGAGCATGGCCATGAGTGGAGTACGCCTGCTCGTACGCAGTGGAGCTAAGACGGGAGCGGGCACGGTCAGTGCTATCCTACAGACTAAGATAGCTCAGTCGGACGATCAGACCACTGGAGGAGCCTGGGTCGACGTTAAGTCAGTGACACCAGTCGCCTCTTCCTCTACCTACCTCGTCGCGAATCCTGACGTATCCGCCGATGCTTCGTCATTTCCATTGGGTTCCCTATGTCGAGTAGTGGTTACGTGTGCAGCAGCCACGAGCCAGATAGTCGAAGCAGTCTACGTAGTGTCAGACGGTTAGTATCCAAAGGAGTTCGCCACGAGTACTAGAAGAAAAATAGCCCAGGCCCTGAAGGCATACGAACAACATTCCCTGTTGGAGTGCTTCGATGCCTACGTTCCTGCGTCCAGACCTTCCCCTCAACAGCAATCCGTGTTCGATGATCTAGGCGTCATAAGGCACCGCTACGTCGTAGCCGCCAACCAAATAGGAAAGTCTCAAATAGGCGTCAACGAACTTCGTTGGCTACTCACCAATACACATCCTACCTTCGAACGTCCCTCGCAATGGGGGACTGAACCCCTCCTACTCCTAGCCATGAGCAGGACCACTCAAATCATCGAAGAGAACATATGGGCTAAGCTACGTCCATTCCTCCAGGAATCTGAGATCAAGGTAAATCGACAGGGCGGTCAGCTCAAGTCAGTTACCCACCTACCCACAGGCAACAGGGTAATGTTCATTTCCCACAATGACGTGAAGAATGCTCGTGAGAAGGCTCAAGGCTTCGAATGTCATTGGGCCTGGGTCGACGAAATGCCTAATTCTCTGGAATTCATCAATGAGATTCAGATGCGTGTACGTAATAAGGGAGGATTCTTCCTCGCTACATTCACCCCTCTAATCAAGAATGACGCCATCCGTAAGTACGTCGACGGTCTCGAAGCTCCTCTAGGCCGCAAGTATCAGCTAGACTTCCTGGCTAACCCATTGAACCTAGGCAGAGAAAAAGAAATACTAGAATCATTCAAGGGCCAACCTTACTCCATCATCAGGACTCGTCTATACGGGGACTGGTCTACGGGGGAAGGCTCCGTCTATCTCTACCTACCCGAACTACACGTACGTCCCATTCCGTCCACCTACCACCGTAGCTGGATTCACCACGAGAGCATCGATCCTGCCTCGTCCACTAAGCTAGGATACCTCCTGTGGACTCAAGATCCGAGCACGCTTAACTGGTACTGCATTAAGGATGATTACATAAATGGGCCCATGGCTCCTACAGCCATCATAGAAGAAGTAAAGAAGAAGACTCTAGGACTTCACGTCCCCAAGAGGATAGCCGACGGGCATGAATCCTGGTTCATCAATCAGGCTGCCTCGGATGGAATCCACTACGAGTCTCCTCTAAAGAGGAACCGCAAGACGGAACTAATCACTGGCCTCCAAGAAGCACTGGGCAAGGACTGCTTCCTCACGCCTGAGTGCACCAACCTCATCGATGAACTAATAGGATGCTCATGGAATGACGATCAGACGTCCATCGTATCGGCATCTACCTACCATCTTCTAGATGCTGCCCAGTACTTCGTAGACCTAAAGCCTATGGATCGCAGCGTGCCGGTACGTAAAGAAACCTTCCACGAACGTCTGTGCCGAGAGAACGAAGAATACGCAGTCAAAGAAGCGAGAGCAAAGAAACAACCCATGAAAGGACGTCTGGTTAGATTCAGAGGTTCGAGAGGAAGACCCCAATGGATGCAGTCTTAGTATTGCTAGCGATAGTATACCTCCCAATACACGGTCTCTTCTGGCTAGGAATCAGAAGTGAACGCAAACGAATGGAGCGCCTGTATGCAGTGGCCATTCAGCATACGATCACGATATCTCAGAGAGGACGAAGAGGAACAAGATGAATAAGAGAATCAACCTAGGTCCCATGCCTACCGCACGAGTGACCTTAATGACTAGAAGAGAAGTAACTACTCCTGAGGAACGAATTGAGTCCTGGGAGCAAGCTCACGATGAGGACATGCTGGATGAATGCAGCCGCAAAGAAATGGCTTGCATGCACCGTCTCCTCTGTAGTAGAATCAGTAAGGAGAATCGGGACACCGACTCCGCCCTCCTAAGAAGATTAGAGACCATCATGTACGATTCAGGTCTCTTCCAATACATGAATAACCCGAATAACGGAGATAGTGATGCAAATTGAACGCTGGAGTAATCCTAAGCGGACCCTACTGAAGAAGCTAGATAATGCAATTGACGCAAAGCGTAACCTAGTGAAACAGTGGAAAGAAAATGAACGCATCCTATTCCGTGATCGCGTCGGAGGAGTAGGCGACCTATTCTCATTCGGTCAGGATAGTGGAGCACTAGATGCACCTGAACCCGATAATAGTGGAGCATACTCAGACATCAGCTACGTCTTCAAGAATGTTCGCTTCATCCATAGTCAAATAGCAACGAATCCTCCATCCGTCAATATTAGGCCGTCCACCTCAGACTACAAGGATGCGCAGAGGGCAGACATTGCCGACCGTGTATCCAAGTACGCCTTCCGTCACTACCGCCTTAAGGAACCAGTCGACCTTACGTCGCTCAACTGCATCGTATACGGTACTGGAATCATTGGCCATTCATGGAATACTAATAAGGGAGACATTACCGGATTCAATGCGGAGAAGGATTCCCTACTCCTATCAGGAGACATAGACGTCAAGCCCGTCAATCCGTGGAAGTTCTTCATAGATCCCGATGCTGTAATGTGGCGAGACGTTAACTGGGTATTCGAAGAGATCTTAATGGACTGGGACGAGGCAGTGCATAAGTACCCAGACCGTGTGGACCTCCTGAAGGAAGTACGCATCCAAGGCAATACCCCGGAACATCGTGACTCTCCTACTTCCTCGGACCGTTCCGATCTGGAAGATGTGACCTACGACTCCGTGCTCCTGTACGCCTACTACGAGAAGGGCGCTCCCTTCAACGGTATGCTCGGACGCTATGCCCTCATCACCAGACAGGGAGACCTAATAGATGGAGTACGCGACAATCCTCATACATTCACAGTGGATGCACGTTCACTCAAGAATTGGCCTAAGGGTAAGGAACTACCTCAAGTAGCTAAGATACCTTACTCCCTAATGACTGACATTGATGTACCTGGACGAGTCTGGGGTAAAAGTTTCGTCGAGTATGCAGGTCCTCAGCAGGATTACCTCAATGAAATGGACTCAATCTCTCTAGAGAATGTACGTGCCCACGGCATGACTCGCGCATTCGTACCCGAATCGTCTGACGTCTCAGAGATTACTGACTCCTCATGGCAAGTATATAAGATGAAGGGACTGCAAGCACCCATCTTCGCCACTCCCCCTAAGCCAATGCCGGAACTAATTAACACTAGAAGTGTAATGAGGACCGGAATCGACGACATGAGCGGCGTGAATGAATCCATGTTCGGTCAGCAGTCACGAGAGATTGCAGGCTTCGCCATGCAGTACGCCACCAATCAGGGTAACATGATTAGACATAGACTCTTCATTAAGTATTCAATGATGATTGAAGACCTCTACGAGCATCTACTCCTACTATTCGCTGAGAACTGGTCCACTCCCCGAACCATCAAGGTCGTCGGAGAGGAGAACCGTTACGAGGTAAGCAGCATTCAAGGAGCTGACTTCGCTGGAGGTTACGACATTGTAGTAGAGTACGGTACTTCACTCTCCCTGGACCCAATCACGCGGAGACAAGAGATCATGCAGCTAATGCCCATCTTCGAGAAAGCTGGGATGACTGCCGATCAGATACTAGAGAAGCTACGCATGAATGACCTAACTAACATGTACGATGATAATCGTCTAGCTAAGGCCAGGATGCAAGAAGTATTCAACCGAATCATAGAGACTGAAGAACCTCAAGTCATTAAGATGATGCAGGATCACACGAGAATGCTTGCATGGGCCTACACCTACATAATGACGGCGGACTTCGAGCGATTACCTGACGTAATACAAGACCTCATCTACGATCAGATTGAAGCTAGAGAGAATCTCGTAGCGCAGAGAGCCCAAGCCGCTGCCGGTGGAGGAGTACCAGGAGCCGCTCCCGGTATGCCTAGTCCAGCGGACGTAGCTCCACCAGAGGGAGGAGTCAATCCAGTTGCGCTAGATGGTTCCGCATCCTAGTGATTTCCTTGGAGTAGTCATTAATCGGAAAAAAGTATAATTAAGTTGAAAATAATGCTTGACTTCCTTATTCAAGTATCCTACAGTCAAAGAAGTACCAGATTAGTCTGCTACTCGCTATACCCTAAGAATGATCATCCCCTCTAGCCGCCGAAGGTTAGAGGGGACATCATCCTGCCTCAGAACTATCCTCGGACGTTCACAAGGAGAAAAAATGGTTAAGTCGTTTCAAGAGACGGTGTTGGAATCATCGGGAGTTGATTACTCTGAATTCGTGAATCCATCAGAAGTAGTGTCCTCTTCAGACAATGAAGAAGACGAGGGAACTACAGAAGAAGATCCACTTTCTTTCTTAGATTCTACCTCAGACGAAGAGGCGAATGCCGAAGAAGAAACAGAAGTAGGCGCAGAGTCCAAGGAGGATGACGCGGATGAGTCGCAAGATTCAGCAACTAAAGCAGCTAAGACGAGCACTCCTGAAGTAGAATACGTCTACGCATCAGGACCAAAGGGAAGAAAGAAGATTAAAGTCGACTATTCTGACCGTGATCGGATTAAGAGAGCATTCCAGAAAGAGACAGCAGGAGACCTATACAAGGTTCAACGCGATACTCTACGACAAGAGGCAGACTCCTTGAAGGAATCAGCCAGCCTCTTCCAGACTCTAGATCGTACCTATTCATCCAGCGGTCTCATTGGCCTAGCCAAGACCCTAAAGGGCGGAAATGATGAACTAGAGAAGTACTACCAAGAAAGACGCGAGCAAGAGAATGCAGTCGCCGCCATGAATCCCGAAGAACGGGCGCAGTGGGAAAGAGACAACGCGGATCAAGTACGTAGTAAGGAAGTAGAAGCTCTGAAGGCTCAGCTAGCCGAAAGAGATCGAAGAGAACAAGAAGCCAAAGAAGCCAGTCAAGTACGTGAAATTGAGACCATGGTTACCCCATCCTTCGAACGGTACCGATTCCAAGGAAAACTAGGAGATCAAGAACACGAGTACATCTTAGACAAGGCACTATGGGCACAGGTCGAAGAAAAGCTAGACTCTCTACCCGAAGAGGAACCCCTAACTCAGGCATTGGTAGACCGATTATATAGACAAGAATCAGCTAAGATTAGCCGTATGTTCAACGTACAAGTTAAGAAGGGTACCGAGACGGCAGCTAAGAAGCAAACAATACAGGCCACTAAGGCAGCGCAGAACGCAGTCAAGAGTGGATCAAATCAGAACAATAATAAGAAAGTGCAAGAAGCACTCAACAACGGTGACTTAGCCTCCATCATGAAAATGTATCTAGGCGGTTAACATTAAAGGATAATAAGATGACCGACATTACTCAATTGCCGTTAGGCACGTTACTCCAGATTCTCTATTCTCAAGGCGTGCGCCTTCAGATGAATACTGACTACACTGACTGGGACTTCATCAAGCAAGTTCGAGATGGTGACCCTCAGGGCCGTCAGACTAACTTCTCTCTCCAAACTTCACTATCTCCGTCTTCCGTACGTTACCGTGAAGTTGGCAACCGCTCATTCCCTAAACCTCAGAAACCTGAAGTTAATGAGTACACTGCCGAGTACACTGAATTGACAGCAGCCGTAGGCATGGAACAGAACCTCTACGAAAGAGCAGTCATCGCTAAGGACAAGAAGTACGCTGACCCATTCGCTCAGATCATCCAAGCCAACGCAATTAGTCAGAAGAAACGACTAAGTGCTGACGTTTACTTAGACGGCTCAGGCGTAATCTTCCAAGCAGGTGCAGCCGCTAACGACACTAACATCGCAGCAGGCACAATCACTGTAGCAGCTTCTCTACTCTCAAACGCTCGCGGTCATTCCGGTGCAGTTGAAGTCAATGACAAGTTCGTTACAGCTGAATTAGACGGTACTCCTAGGGTTCCTACAGGCGGTACAGGCGCTAACTTCGCATTCTACCAAGCTCTCTCAGTTAACAGAGTCACTGACACAGTCACTCTAGCTCTACGCAACGCAGCTGGTGCAACTACCCCTAACTACGCAGCCTCTAACATTGCATCAACTGATGTCTTCTACTTGAATGACTCTTTCAGTTCATCTCTTCCCGACTTGACTAATGCTGGATTAGACTATGGTAAGATTCTACACATGCCAGGTCTTGCCTCTCTTGCTGCTTCTGATGGTCGAATCGTCCATGGAATGACAATGAGTGGAATCCTCGCTGGCTCTAGTTACTCAGCTAACAACGACGCCATCGGTCTTCGTCACTTGCAGCGTTCATTGACTCAAGTCAAGACTAACGTCGGTGAGAAGGACTTCAAATGGGAGAAGTTCATCGCTGCTCCTGAAGTATTCGACGCCTTCATCGAGATCAACGAAGCTGACAAGCGAATCCGAGTCGAAGCAGACGCTAAGCGTGGCGGATCTAAATTCGTATACCAACACAGAAGCGACGAAGTTGAACTAATGACTTCCATCTACTGCCCGAAGAACAAGATCTGGATGCCACCTACACCAGTTAAGAAGGGCGAAAAGATCCTTGAGTCTAAGATGACTGACTTCAAACCAGTTAAGGCCGTGAATGGCGATCCGTTCCACCTTGTTCCTGACGCTAACGGTGGATACACCAGAGACGTTGTAGGTTACATGGACGCATACGGAACGCTCATCTGTAAACATCCTAGAGCGATAGCATCAATCGAAAACTTCACAACTGGCGCAGAATAGGATTAACCATGACAATAGCTAAATACAGGACCCCTGCGGGGATCGCTCCCTACCGCCTAGGTGAAAGAGAATCAAAGACGATTGAGGCTGCACTAGCTGCATCCTCATCTGCTTTGAATACGTCTCAACTGGCAGCAGCCGCAGCAGACTACTCTCTCACTGACACGGATGGACTTAAAGTAATACTAGCAAACGATGCCATCACAGTCACACTACCGGCAGCAGCTTCCTCCGCTGGACGAAGAATACTCTTCATTCAGAAGGCAGCGGCAGTCCTAACCATCGAGCAGAACGCTGATGGTGCAGACATTGACGGAGCCAACGCAGACTTCACAGACCTAGACGCAGCAGGCGACCGGGTTGAACTCGTGTGCGACGGAGCTGAATGGCTCATAGTATCCTCAACGATAGCATAATTAAACACTAAGGGTACTGAGGGATTCGTCCTTCAGTACCTAATTCCAAGTAGGGAGCACAATGAAACGTTTTGGATCAATACGGGAGTTACTTAAACTGGTCTGGAGAGATTCCTCATCCAGCCGTGAAATTGAAATTAAGCCCAATGCTTCCACTACTTACACAGTCGACACAGTAATTGAACTAGCTCCTTCCGCAGTCGCAAGTCAAATACTCGTGGACGAATCAGCAACACAACCCCTCTCAAATAAGACTATAGACGGAACTGCCGCCACCGGAACTAATACCGTGACCGCAGACGCCGATCAAATAACGTACGATCCAGCAGGATCATCCATCGTGGCCACCGATCTACAGGCAGCCATCGATGAAGCAGCCGGTCGTCTCGACACGGTAGAGACCGAAGTAGGCGACGCAGATCAGGCAATTGCAGATCACATCGCAGATGCAACGGACGCTCATGATGCCACCGCAGTGTCATTCGATCCCACGACCTCAGGTCTAGTAGCCACCGACGTCCAAGACGCAATCGATGAAGTCGAAGGAAGACTCGACACAGCCGAGACCGACATAGGACAGAACACCACAGACATCGGAACTAATGCATCAGCCATCACAGCAGCCGAAGGTCGCTTGGATACAGCAGAAGCAGACATCATACAGAATGCAGCCGACATTGGAACTAATGCAACAGCCATCACAGGCAAACAAGATGCGGACTCGGATCTAGATGCCATAGCCAGTCTCGCAACCACAGGACTCATCGCACGAACAGCGGCAGGATCAGCCTCAACCAGAACAATCACAGGCACCGCCAATCAAGTAGTAGTCACGGATGGAGACGGCGTAGCCAGTAACCCTGTCTTAGGGATAGCGAGCAACCCTGTACTTCCAGGAACCGGAGCAGTCACCGTACCAGCAGGAACTACAGGACAGAGACCTAGTCCCATTGATGGCATGCTTCGCTACAATGATGATTCCCTATCATTCGAAGGCGTCGCAAATGGGTCATGGGGAGCAATAGGCGGTACAGGCAACGGCTCCAGTGGAGTTAATTACATTGAGAATCCTAACGCTGAGGTAGATACCGCAGGTTGGAGTGAGTACGCAGATGCGGCTTCAGCCACACCAGTTGATGGAACAGGTGGATCACCTAACGTAATACTAGATAGAAACGTCACGAACCCTCTAAGGGGCAATGCTGACTTTAGATTCATTAAAGATTCGTCTGACCGCCAAGGCCAAGGCTTCAGCTATGACTTCACAGTCGATAGGGCAGACCGAAATAAGGTACTCGGCATCTGGATGGACATTGACGCTACCGATGTTAACTACGTCGACGGTGACTTACAGATATTCATCTATGTCGTTGATACAAGTACACTTATTACTCCTAATTCACCGACTGACGCTTATAAGATAAAGAAAAACAAATACAGAAATAGAATCGCCTTCTCACCGTCGAATACTAGCTCAGCTAACTACCGACTCATCGTACACGTAGCATCGACTAACGCGACTGGCTACTCGGTTTACTTTGATGCGATCGAAGTAGGACCAGGCAATCAATTGCAGTATGGCTTCGACGGTAAGTGGAAAACTTATACTCAGGCTGATGTAACTTTTAGTATTCTACCAGCTGGATGGGCATCGCCTGTAGCAAGCCTAACACCCTACACAGACAGAGACGGGACGTGGAGGCTAAGATTTACAATTCAAGCATCAGTTACGTCCGCGACTGTGAGAGATTTTAAACTTGACGGGATAACCACATCAGGAGGGTATCAATCCTGTTCTAGTGCCGGCGATCCAAACGGAAATTTTGCACAGCTTGATGTGGCTTCAAAATTCATAGTCAGGTCAGCAACAGTATTACCTTTCATAAGAATAGCAGGAGATGTAGGGCTACTAGAAAAACCCACATGGGCCGACTTCGAGCCAATCGCAACCAT